TTCTTTTTGTTTTTATCCAATTAATCAGATTCTCAAATCCATCTATACTATTGGATATTTTTATATAGTCTTTGCTTCCTTTAGTTGTAATTAATGTTGCGTCTATCGTGTCTTTAGATACGTCCAACCCTATTACATTCATTTCATTTTCCTTATTTATTCAGCCTTATACGGCTATGATGATATTCAATCTTTAAGGTAATTGGACGGTTCGGCATATCTTTTCGTCAGTTTTTAACTTTGGCCGTTATACTGTCTAAACCGCCCAGGCTTTTGTTTTGCGCTTAAACAAAAACCTGTAAACCGCCTTAATTAAAACGATTTACAGGTTTCAATTTAATTTACCCAACTTCCAAAAGGCGGGAGTTCCCGCACCCCGTTGATATTTATTTAACCGTTGATTCCGCTTAGGCTACATCAACAATTAAATAAATATCTCTTAACTGCCGACCTTTGCACCGTTTTGGAATCCCGTTGTTTCGCCTGCTTCAACATAGCCATCATACATCAGGTTTTGAGGGCTTTTACCGCCCATTGTAAGCACTTGACCGTTTTCAGGCGTGTAGGCTGTCTGCGGTGCTGTTTGTGGCTGTTGAACGGTGTGCTGTTCCTCTTTATATGGGTTAAAAGGAAGGCCGTTTTTCACGTAATCCTTGCACATGGCTTTAGTAACTTCTTTCAGCGGCGTGCCTTGGGCACTGTAACAAGTACAGCCAGTATTACCGCCTTCAACGCAACCAGCGATGTATTCAAAGGTTTTAACTTGTCTTACATTGTCATAAATGGGTTTGCTTTCAGGTTTTTCGGCTAGAGTAGGTACAAAATCTTCAGGCTTTAAACTACTAGTCGTAGTCGGTTGAGGCGGTGTACTACTTTCTGACGTTGTAGCTTCATCTGTTGTATCAGATGTAGTCAATGCCGCTGTCTGTTGTTTTTCCTCTTGGTTAAATCGTTTACTCATTCCATTAATGGTATAAACGGCAAAACCAATTAATAAAGGTAAAAACAATGCTACGAATATAAGACTTTTGGGGATACGTCTTTTAGGCTTAGTATGCACCTCGGCGGATTTATACATACCAAAAGACTTTTTAGGAACTACAAACGTTCTTTCGATTGCCCTAGCGATATTCACACTGCTATCAGGCTGATCTACACATTCATTCCATTCATAGAGTTTACGTCCTACCGGCTTAATGGATACATGCATATGCCTTTGAACAAGCTTTCTTACGAAACTATCAAGAAAACTTGGATGTTGCGTGATTAATACGATGTCTAAGCCATGATGTCTATGTAATGCTAAAGCTTCTATAAATGGAGGCACTTTTGAAGCGGCGGAACGTGTACCCATCAGCCTTTGCGCTTCGTCTATGATGACGAGCGAGCCATAAGGGAGGAAGTCTTGAAAAGGCTTCTCTTTAATTTGTTCATCTGTAAGTTCTTCATGTTCTATCTTAAGTTCCGGTATGCCGTTAACGAACAATGGACGTTTTTTCTTTACGCCGTCTTTGTCGGTGAAGTGGGTGTAACTTTCATCTGTCATCAACATATTGACGATAGAGCTAGTCTTGCCGCTACCCGGAACGCCCGTTTGTAAAATAATCATTTAGCTTTTCCCCCAGGAATAAATGACAGTTTGCTGATACTTTGCATAGCAACGTTAAATGCAAATGCACCGAATATCAGACCTAATGCATGGCCGAAACCTGCCATCATGACAATTTGAAGAATGTCTGATGGCATTGAGTTGAACTGATTTTTTACGTAGTCTTTTATAAAACCTAATCCAACTGTAAAACCTGTAAAGGTTACAAAACTAATGCCAAGGGCAATAAATACTTTTGCAACAATATAGGTTAATAGCCTTTGTAATATGGCGAAAAACGCAGCTTTCATGCTTTAGTCCTTTCTACTTGAAAACATGATAAATGCTGCTGCTACCGCAGCGATACCAATCACAAGGAAGCGTATCATTTGGGCAAAATTACAAATCATGTCATATTTAAATTCCATGGTTATACCCAAATAGGTTGCAGTTCTTGGAGCAGGGCAAACACCATTATCGGGTAGGAAGAAATCGGGGCTAAATGTTGTTTCGTTATTTGTATGAGGAATTTTGAAAGGTTCTTCTTGTTCCTCTACATCGCCTTTTTCTGAACAGGCTAATATGTCAGGGAAAACATTACAAAGTAAGCCTTTTGATTCTTCTTTCTTGTCATCTTTTTTATCTTCTTTTCTTTTATCTTTATCAGATGGGTCATCATCCGGATCAGGTTTATCATCTGGACGTTTATCAGGCTTATCATCTGAATCAGGATTGTCATCAGGTTTTTTATCGGGCTTTCCATCAGGATTAGGCGCAGGATCTGGATCAGGCTTGGTATTGGGTGCTTCAGATTCGCCCGGAGTCAAATCAGGACGTTGAGTAGTTGCAACATTTGCCGTTGTATTGCCGTTTGAATCTTGGCCGAAAGTAATTGTAATTTGAACCGGTTTTCCGTTTTCAGGAGTTATAGGGCCAATGGTTACGACTGTTCCGGCTGGGACTTTGATATTTTCTTGATATTGAGGTTTGCCAGCACCTTCTACAAATGGCGTTGGGTTTCCATCAATAGATGGAGTAGCGATTTCAAGGAATTTTTCTTCGGTTAAAGTAACAGTAGATCCATTATTTTCGAAATTAAATAAATACCTTGTTCCTGTGTTAAGTTCACAAACAACACCGGCACCATACATAAAAAAACATAAATCGAAATATCTATCAGGATATTCAGGTTTAATATATTTTTCAAAATAACTTCGAAATAATGGCGTTACTTGCATTGATAATAATTGCCCTGCCTCTTCTCGACTTTTTCCGCCTTTTGATATCGCACGCATTACGGATGAATCAACACCCAAACAAGGTTGTTTATGATTTAAACATAACGCATTATCATAAAATTTTAGAAATTCTTGTTGATCTTTATCGTATTTATAACCTTCAGATTCTAAAGACGGATTAACAGCTTGAAATGCTTCGTAGGCAAAATAAGCAGCTGTACCCCAACCGGATAAACGTGACCCTAAAGCTGCGCCACTTTTTACAAGTTTAAATGCGCCTGATAAGACGGATTTACGAGAAACGGTTGCTTCAACAGTTGCACTAACAGTTTGTTTTGACAAATAACCTTCATATCTAGCCTTCATTGCCTCAGTTTGAAATTTTCTATAAGAATTATCTGATACAGAACGCTGCCACGGTTTTTTATCCCAATGTTCAGTATGTTGTTTTGAATAACTGATATTCTTTGAATTATTAACTTGAATTTCGCCAGAAATAGCAAAGCTAGAAGTAAATAAAACTAATAACGGAATGATAAATTTATTCATTTTTAACTTTTATTTTCTCTATTTTCTTCTTCTCTATAGATTCATTTAAATCAGACATAAACTTAACCATATCAGGATCTTTAGGGCTTGGTTTTTTTGGAGTTGTATTCATTAAATAAAAGTCATCATTATTAGAAAATTTAGTGTTAGATTTAGATTTTTTTTGAATAAACCCTAATAAATTTATAACTAAATAAAATACAATAATTGAATATCTAATTTCATTAGGAATAAAAATAATCTTTAAAAAATGAAATGTATAGAGAATAAAAAAAACAAAATTAAAGATTCTGATAAACATAATGCTAACTCTCGTAATGATTGCTGAAAGTTAGATTATATAGCCACGTCATTTAAAAATCATCCAGCCCACCACTACCGGAACAAACACACCAAGATAAAAATAAAAATCCATCATGGTTCTATCTCAATTTCTGCCATATCAACCTAATACCCCAAACCGCTGCCATGATGGCAACAACTGACCAGCCTATATAGGATCCGTCCTTCATGCTGTCTATCGGGTTACATTCTGGCAATTCAGCTTTTAAAATCTGTTCCCCATATTTCCAACCGAACTTTGTAAAATTAAGCTGATACAGCTTTCCGTCATCGCCAATTTTGGGAGGCACTAAACTGAAATAGACGTTTTCGGCATCCTGACGGGTTGCATAACAATTATTTCCGACTTGGTAGCCCATTATTAAATACTCATGTCAATTAGTATTCAGACGACCTTTAAGGGGTCGTCTGAAATATGCTTCAAATTAGCGCAATACGCGGCGGATCAGCTGGATAGCGTAGATTGAAGCGATAATACCCAATACGATAGCCGCAACGGACAATGCATCAGTTTTTGCAGTAGCCAGGTCAGTTTTCACGCTTTCAGGTACTTCGGCCAATGCTTGAGTAGCAAAAGCCAGAGGAGCAGCGGCAACAACGGCCAGTTTTGCGCCGTATTTACGGCAAGTATTCATCAACTTCATGATGTTTTCCTTTACGAAATGTTTAAAAAATGTGTTTGCGGGCTATGTG